TAATATAGGCGAACCACGCCCCTTAAAATGAAAGTCAACAAGCCCGTCAATAGCAGAGCGAGAATACATTCTTTTGGCTTTGTTGCTGGTATCAAAGTTAATTGCCCCACTTACTTGAAGGTTGTTGGCCTCCAATTCCGAAGCTTTAAGTTGTTGCGTTGCATCATCAAACTCTCCAGCAGCAAAGGAGCTTTGAATAGAATTAGCTTGATCACGCGATGTTCTGCCATACTGAGACTTTGTAATTGCGTTCTCAGCCTCTACACGTTTAATTACAAGGTCATTTACAAACTCTTTTTGATAGGTGTAGGCACTATCAATAAATGGAGCAATAATATCTGTGCCGCCACTTCCTTCCATCAACTTAGCGCGCTGCTTTGTCCAAGCAGAAAAACCCTCTTCAAACTTTGTAGGATTTCCATCAGATATTTTAGAAATTTCTTTTGCCGCAGTTACCATGTCATCTTTAAGGGCAATCATGTAGCGGTTGGATAAAATTTCATTAGCAGCAGCTTGACCATACCTACCAAGATCAAAGGGGAGGGCTTTGTAATCAAGCTTTCCATTCTCGTCACGCACACGAGCAGTATTGGCATACTCCTTGCCGCGAGTAATTTGATCTTCTTTTGCTAGTTCAAAAGCAAACTCACCAACGCCGGAAAGTATCTCGGCTTGCTGGGCATACACTTTTTCTGCGCCAGTAGTAACTTTCGTAACGCCTACTGGTTTGTTTAAAAATGATCGACCCGAAGGAGTTCTTTTAATTTCAACAACCATTATTAACCTTTATCTGTAAGACCGTCTGTAGTCCTACCAACCAATGTAGTTTCATTGCTCGGCGTTTTACCAAGCATAGTCGCGGCAGAAACAGCAGTGTTAAACAAAGTAGCATTGGCAGCATTTTTATACTGTCTGCTTGTAACCCTACCCTGCTCTCGAACAGCTTGAGCCTCATCACGAAGTTTCTGTATTTCCCTGCGAGACTGCTCTTTAATACGATCAACATCACGACCATATTTTCTGCCTTCTTCTTTACGCAAAGCTTGGATGCTGCGATCAGAACGCCCCATATAAGCAGCATAGGCATTGTTGGTATTTACCAAATCACGGAAAGATTCCATGCGATCTACATGCTGTTGAGTTGCCAACTCTTCAACAGCAAATCGCTGGCGCAGGATTGCTGCGGCCTGACGCTCTGCTTGCCGTTTTGCTTCTCGCGCAGCGCGTTTGCTTGCGCCATAACTGGCAATGCCAGAACCTACTGCTAATGCTAATTGCCAAGCCATTAGAAAGTCACCTCAATAACCATACCATTTAGTTGTAAATCAAAAGGAACAGACTGACTAACTGTAACAGACGGGTCTTTTGAAATACCAATTAACCTAAACTCTTTTCTACCAGTAAACTTAGACCTATCCAAAGAGAAATCATCGTTTACATTCCTGATAATCATATCCTTACTATTGACCGATGCAGACAAAGTATCCTGCAAATCAAGAGTAACCATATCAATCTTACGCGGCGCAGAAGTCATCGGGCCGCCACTCATCAGCGCATCAATAGGCATTGTCTGTAGGATGGGGGTGAATTGATAACCAATGTAAGCTGTCGTAATTTCCTTAACGCTAGATACATCAACCTCCCCAGAGGCCACAGTAAACTCGCCAATGTAATCTGTGCCGCTAACCACGCGAACCACAGCACCATCAGAGAACTGGCTGCTAACATCAAACACACCAGCAGTGCCAGTGAACTCATCGCAGTAATCCATCGGCATCTCTTCGTTAAACTTCTCAAGGTAGTAACGATTAGTGCCATCGCCCTGATCCCGAACAGCAATGGAATACACATTGCGGTCAACAGCGCAAACACTGTGGAACTTGCCCGATGTATCCCACAGCATCCACCCAGCGCGTTGATCGCCGCGAGAGGAGTAGAAGACAGACATAGTGCCATCATTGTTAATCAGGAAGCAGTATGACTCAGCCCGGTCAAAGCCACCTTTAATACTTGCAGACTGGATGGGAGAACGCATCAGATGGGTAGCAGTCACAGACACATTCTCTGTGTTGTAGGCTTGCTCCACTTCACTATACACATAAGACCCCAGCATCTTGCCAGAGGCTTGCGTATAGAGGGTTGCACCATCAAAGGGCTGTGGTCGCATATACGACGATCCGTAGGGTGTTTGACGCTTGATTATGGCGTTTGCAGGGGTAACAGGCCTATCAGTGAAAGCAGGAATGAATGACTCAGAAGAAGCAGAGAATATCTGTAGGTCACGATTAACCACAAGATGACGGATATGAGAGAACTCACCAAAGTTAGAGTTAAGATCAATGGCATCACTGTCCGCCCCCGTGCCTATGTCGAAGTTAAAGAAGTTGGCAGACTTGGAAGCCCAGACATGACCGGGCTGTGCTGTCGTGCCAGCAAACCACAGGCGACCTTCGTGGAATGTTACAGCAGCAGGGTAGCCGCGAACAGCAGAGTAAGACTGCTCATACCACTCTGGGGTAGCAGCACCGCTTGAGATTTCAACAGAACCGCCACCGATGGCAGAAGAAGAGGCATTAGACCCAGCAGTGTATTCAAATGTATTAAGGTCAATAACCTTGCTTACAGTTTTTGTTCCCTCCATGTGAGAGGCGTTAAGACCTCCCAAAGCCCCCACGCGATCAATAACAAAAACGTCACCAACACCCATACCGTGAAGAGGCATAGTAACTTGAACAGCACTAGTGCCAGCAAACACCTCAATAGAATCTGGCGCAAGGCGACGAAGTATCGTGCCAGTAATGTCCACCCTAACTTGAGTTGCGCTAACATATGTTTTTATCTCACAAGGCGTGTTACCAATCAGCAGATACGAACCAACGTGACCCGATACAAAGTAACCACTACTTGCAGTTACAAGAACATTCGTGCCGGACGTAGCCGCAGGGTCTAGTGTAACACCACCCTTTTGAAATTTGTAGTAGGGGTGTGTTGGAGAATCATCATTACCATTGTCCTCAAATTCAAACACTTCAGAGACAAAGGTCTTCAACCCAGTCCGGCGAATAAGGCGAGGGGGGAATGTTTCATGGCAGATGATTGTTACATCGCCAGAGGAGGCCATTGTAATTTCTTTTAGCTTTGCCGTTGTCCACGGGCAACTGCTAGAGCCAGACAAGCTAACGGGCGTGGTATCAACCTCACCAGTAGTCGGGTTAATAAAGAAAATATCGAGGGCGTTGTTCTTAAAACAAAAGATATACTGCTCGTCATCCGAAAAGATAAACGGCTCAATGCGAATCTCTAACTCGTTTGCAGGAGTTACAGTATCGCTAAACTGATAGATGAACTCACCACCAGCGCGTTTCTTTACACCACCCTCATTGATGATAATAAAGTTACGCACCTTCTGCGCGCCAGCCTGATACACAGCAGCGTCCACACGGGATGTAAAGGATGGGCTAAGTTCGCCAAACTGAAAGCTGTGAAGCGGAATCTTAATCTTCGCCATTATGACAGCCTTTCAGTGATAAACCTCGAAGTCGTAAGTTTGCGTGTCGTGTTCTGCTGGCTGTCAAGGTTACGGGCTTTTGCCATAAGGTTGTTTGCCTTGATTTCCATAATCTGTGTCAGACCCTCGTTCCGAGCAATAGAACTTGCAAAGATGGCAGCAAGGGAATACTCGACAGCAAGTGTAAAGTAGGAAGGCCAATCAGACTCATCTGCACGATAGATGTAATCAGCAATAACCTGATCTTGGTCTGAGGTGTTGGTAAATACCTTGTCGCCGTAGATTGTATGGTTCGTATTGTTATCATTTACAGTAACGGCGTTAAGCATCAAAAGGTTAGATGGAAGCTGATAGGCCGCATCAAAGCGTCCAGTCGGCTCATCTGATAAACGACTAAGCTGCGCTTGCTCAGTAGCAAAACGCCAGCGTGTGTTGCAGAGACTAGCTTGCGCTACGTCTTCATACATATTAACAGCGACCAGTGCCTCTGTTGTATTGTCTTCAAACGAAGTAATAGGCTCTGCCCCAATAAGGATCAAAGCCCGTGAACAAATGTCGATAGCACTGTTAGCTACTGTGGATGTCATACTTACCTCGTCAAGAAAGGGGGGAGCAGCAGTTTCCCACCGCTCCCCTACCAGACTTAGTTGTTGTCCAGAACTTCGTAGATGCCGTTATCGTCGATACCGATAGCACCCATGCTCATGTGAGCAGTGACCAAGTGAGCCACTTTCTGCGGCACATAGTTCACTTCGGTTTGAACATCAGAACCAACACCCAGACCAATAGCAGAGCTATGGTAGGCAAAGTTCTTACCGCCAGCAACAGCAGACGTTGAGAAGATCTTGAAGCCCAAGAACTCTTTCATTGTCATGCCGCCAGCAAACGGGAGGTTTTGGTCG